GCCGGAGCGGACGGTAGAAGCGACACATGGGTTCTACTCACTGAGGCGGCTGATCGTATCGCCCAGTTGACAGACAGAACAGACGAACCCAGCGACGGCAAGTTGGACACCCTCTACATCGCTACAGCCAAGGAAGCTCGCGGGACCAACGTGCATTGGCATCACGCGGGTCTGCGTGCTGTGTGGCGTGCTGGTCGCGCTGCCTCAGAACCCGACAAACCGCGCGAAGGAGAAACAGCATGAGCGACGCCGAAAAAATCATGGACGCACTCAACGAACTGTGGACCTCAGGTGATCTCGTACTCGGCAAACTGCATGTCCGCGATGACCTCATCGACATCCTCGAAACAGCGAAAGCCGACGCCTGGGACGAAGGCGCGATCTGGGGATTCGACGAACGCGGACCAGTCGATTCGATCCACCTGCAACTCGTTCCCAGCGACAACCCTTACCGGGCAGTACCCGACAACACGAAAGACGGAAACGAATGACCGACGAGAAATGCCACTACTGCAAAGCGAAACTAGGTCGCGACAATCACACCGTCGATCACATCGTCCCGCTCAGCAAAGGCGGCGAAGACAGCGGATGGAACAAAGTACCAGCGTGCGTCCGATGCAACTCCCGCAAAGGCAACAAATGGCCCACCTGCCTATGCAAAACATGCACCCAATCGCGGACACGCCACAGACGGATGGGCACAACCATCGAAGGCCCACGCGAAGGCTGGATTCCACCGGGGAAGAAAAAACGACGAGCAACGCGACTCCAGTTGGCTGTTGGGGGTTCGGAATGAAAGACGACAACTTCCTCCTGGACTCAATCGACCGACTCACCCTGAACCACATCACCAAAGTCCTGCAAACGAAGCAGGTCGGGGACCTCGAGATAGCTTGCATCTCCGACGTCGACCACGCACCCCTGCTACGTATGCTCCGCGACGCTGTAGCGACCGGTAACGACGGGAAGAACGGTGCAACCTCCGGTAGCTCATTCCTCCCCATCAACCCCGCAGCAGTCGAAATGTGGGATGCCATCGTGAAGCAGATCAACACCTGGCACAGGGCCCTCCCCGCGCCACGCGAACACAAGTACATCTGGGAACGCCTCCGGGAATGGTACGTCGACTACGAGAACCGCCGCCGCGCCGGCAAGATCACCGAATCAATGGAAGCCGACACCCTCAAACTCGTCGAAGGGTGGGCACGAAACATCTCCGCGATGTTCGACCCACCCGTGACCCTCGAAATCACCTCCCCATGCCCGATCTGTGGGGAACGGTGGGCATTCGATCCGAGGACAGGCGACCAGATAGGTGCCCTGATCATCGAATACCGCAACGTGGGCGCTGAAACCCTCGACAAAGCCACCGGACTATGCCGGTCCTGCGCGAACGTCTGGCACGGCCGCTCAGCACTCCGCGAACTCCGCTTCGACATCGAAACCCACGAGGAAGTCGCATGAGCAACGTTCCGGGAACACAGAGTTGCGTTCCCGGAACAGCTGATGACACACCCACTTCATAGCTTGCAACCTATATAGGCCAGAAGCTATGCTTTAGCCACTTCGCATTACTATGCCCGAAGACGACCACAATCGTCCCGGGCATTCAACATTCTTCGCGATTCGGCATCGGTGGACCGACCAAGGGCGACCAGCAGCAACTAGGTAGCAGGCCACCGAATCGCGAACCCCCGTTGGTCAAGACGCCGGTAAGCCGACGACGCACCGAGTTTCCCAGCAGAGAGCGCGTCTAGCCTCACGTCGCACCAACAACCAAACCACGAGGCGAAACGCCTCCACACGCGCCGAAACGGTGCAACGAGGTGAACCATGGCCGCTGCAACGTTCGACGTCAAACGCGGTCATGAAGCTCGTGCGCTGTTCGATGATGGGCATTCGTGCCGGCAGATCGCGGCGAAGCTGAATGTTGCGCCGTCGACTGTTTCGCGGTGGGCGAAGGACAACGGGCTCGCGTTCGACCGTTCTCAGACTGCGATCGCTGTTCGGGCGCACACCATTGATCTGGCTGCTGACCGTTTGGAGCTCGCGCAGCTGATGATTGTTGCGGCTCGGGATCTGCTGCATTCGCTTGATGGCGAGTATCTGGTGTACAACTTCGGCGGCAAAGACAACGACTACAACGAGCATCTTCTCGACCGGCCACCTGTTGAGGTGGTCCGTAATGCGGTGACGACGGCGGCGATCGCGTTCGATAAGGCCACGAAGGCGACTGAGGGTTCGAATCCTGGCGAGGCTGCCGCCGTTTCACTGTTGACGGGGATCGCTTCGATGCTCGGTGTCAAAGGCCCAGACCAGTAGACAGGTCGGTTGGGTGCCAGAAAACACGGGGTTAGACGTTTCTCCGATGCGCAACTCGATTCGGTGAAAGATTCCGATGGTCGAGTCTGCATTTGGGAAGGATCAATCCGGTCCGGCAAAACGCTCGGGTCGCTGATCCGGTTCCTGATATTCGTCGCCACCGCACCCGCGGGCGGCCAACTCGTTGTCATCGCCCGCACCCGTGACACTGCAGCACGGAACGTGTTCGCACCATTGCAGGACGAGTCACTGTTCGGCATCGTCGCCTCACAGGTCCGTTACACGGCCGGTGCACCATCCGGCACCATCCTGGGACGCACCGTCTACGTCATCGGCGCTTCGGATGCGAAGTCGGAGAAGGTGCTCCGCGGTCTCACTGTCGCTGGTGCGTATGTGGATGAGATCACCGTCATTCCTGAGGAGTTCTTCACCCAACTGCTTGGTCGCATGTCGGTGAAGGGTGCGCAACTTTTCGGCACCACCAACCCCGACAATCCGGCGCACTGGCTGAAACGCCGTTTCCTCGACCGCATCACCGAGTTGACGGATTGGCGTCGCTTCCACTTCACTCTCAAAGACAACCCTTCACTGACACCCGAATACATTGAGTCGATCTCACGCGAGTTCACGGGGCTCTGGTACCGCAGGTTCATCCAAGGTGAATGGGTTGCTGCTGAGGGTGCCATTTACTCGATGTGGGATCAAGACATCCACGTTGTCCCATGGCAGGATCTACCGCCGATGCGCCGGCTCCTCGCGGTCGGTGTCGACTACGGCACCACGAACCCCACCGCAGCCGTCATCCTCGGTATCGCTGACGTCCTCGACGATTACGGTCGCCGTGTCGACTGCAGACTGTACGCGGTCGATGAGTGGGGCCACAACCCGGCGCAAACGTCGACACGTCTCACTGATCAGCAACTATCCGAAGGTTTCCGAACCTGGCTCGCAGGCGAGCACCTGCCGTACAAGACCGCGCTTGAACCCGAATGGGTGTTCCTCGACCCTGCCGCAGCATCGTTCCAAGTGCAGCTTCAAGAGGACGGCGTCAGGAACCTGCGGCACGCCGACAACTCAGTCAGCTACGGCATCGGCACTGTCGCTTCCCTGCTCGCATCCGGTCACCTGTTCACCACCACACGGACACCGTCGCTGAATCAGGAAATCCCCGGCTACTCGTGGGACACGAAAGCGACCGATAAGGGCGAAGACAAACCGGTGAAAGTCGCCGACCACTGGTTAGACGCTTTCCGGTACGCGATCGTCACCACCGAAACCGTCTGGCGTCAACTCATCAACTAAGGCCATCCCCATGGAACTCCCCGAAGCCATCGCCTCCGCACGCCGCGACGCCGCCCTGAAAGCGCTCGGCATCAGCACCGAAGTCGCACGAGACATCCTCTCCGTCACGATCACCCCTCACGAGGTCGTCGTTTCGCACCTGGTTCGCACCCCTAACGGCAAACCCGCGATCAGCGGCGACCACTTCCTCACCGGGTCCGTCGCCATCCCTTTCATCAAGCTGTAGGAGGCTGCTGTGCCGCTTCCCGCCAACGGTCTCACAATCTGGCCGCCCGAGAACCTCGCAGCCCCATACGAGTCATTCCAACTCTTCGACGCCTGGTACACCTCCGACACCGACACCCTGTCGCGCCTGTACTCGGACACGTCACCGCAGAACGTCACCACCTCCATCTGGGGGCAGTTGAAAAGACGGTTCTGGGGAACACCAACACCGGGTCTGACGTCGCAGCGTCCCGTGAAAATGCATGTCCCGGTCGCGGCTGAGGTTTCCCGGATGTCGTCGCAGATCCTGTTCGGACAAATGCCGGACGTGTCATTCGAGGAACCCGATGCTGAGGCAACGGACGACGAGATCCCCGTCGAAGGTGACAAGCCGAAACCGCCAACACCCACACAGATCAGCACGGAACGTCTCAGCGACATCCTCGACGACTCTGCACACGCCGCCCTGCTCGCCGGAGCCGAGTATGCGTCCGCTCATGGTGGTTCGTACTTGCGGGTCATCTGGAACGCCGACGTGGTCCCAGACAAACCGCTCCTTGATGTGGTCGCGGCGGATTGCGCTGTCCCACAGTTCTGGATGAACCGCCTCCAATCTGTGATCTTCTGGCGTGAGCTCGCACCGAAAGCGGGTTCGAAGTCGACGTGGCGTCTGCTCGAGTGCCATTCCCGCGGCCGCATCGAGTACGGCCTGTACGAAGCACCCGATTCCAAGGGTCTTGGTTTCGTTCAGCCGCTCGCCGACCACCCAGACACCGAATATCTTGCTGACGTTGTCGATTCGGATGCTGGTGTCGACACGGGCTCTGACCTGCTGACTGCCGTCTACATTCCGAACATTGCCCCGAACGGTGCTTGGCGGAAACTGCCTGGCGCGTCCGCGCTCGGTCGCAGCGATTACCTCGGCGTCGAAGACCTCATGGACCAGTTGGATGAGGTGTACACGGCATGGATGCGTGACATCCGTCTCGGTAAAGCTCGCATGATCGTCCCGAAGGGTTTCCTGCAGGTCGGCACAACCGGTTCAGGATCAACGTTCAACGCCGACCAGGAAGTGTTCGTCGAACCCGCCACCACCGCACCATCGTCGGTGAAGGACAACGAGTCCTCGTTCGAGTACTTCCAGCCCTCGATCCGCACCCAAGACCACATGGACGCGGTCGTGCACCTGCTGGCACGCATCTACGCCGCGTGTGGGTTCTCACCGCAGTCGTTCGGTGACGCTGGTGGCGATTCGTCGCAGATCACCGCAACCGAGGTGACGGCGCGGGAGAAACTCACCATCCTGACCCGGCAGGCGAAGATCCTGTACTGGCGTCCGCAACTGTCCACGATTCTCGCAGCCCTCATGGATGTTGACGAGTTCGTGTTCTCAGGTCCCGGCCGCGGTGACGCTATGCCGCAGATCGAGTTCGCTGACGCTGCCGCGCAAGACCCCAAAATCCTTGCCGACACGTTGCAGGCCCTCAACCTGTCGGAGTCCGCGTCGATCGAAACCCGTGTGCAGATGCTGCACGAGGACTGGACCGAGGTGCAGATCAAAGCGGAGGTTGCGCAGATCCGCGAGGACTACTCGATGCTGCCTGACCCGTCAGAGAAGAACCTGTGGGCTGCCGTCGCTGGCAACGGTTCGAACACGGGCGGCGTGAATGTGAAGGCCATCCAGGGTGTCGAGGACACCGGAACGCCGGAGGACGACGATGCCGCAGGAGCCGACGCCTGAGTCTGACGGGTACGCGAACCAACTCGCCGCCATCTACGCGCTCGCGCAGCAACTGATCTTCGAACGAGTCACCGCGATCCTTCGCCGGACTTTCCCGGATCTTGCCTCACAGCAGGTGGCGCGGATTCAGATTCGCCGGGTCACCAACGACATTGTTTCTCGGCTTGTGTACCAGACGAACCCGCTGGTGCAGAAGATGATCACCGCCGCTGTCAGTGAGGGTGAGAAAGCCGCGGACGGTGCCATTGCCGCTGCTGGTGGACCACCTCCACCGCCTGGCAGTTCGCTCGAGCGTCTGTTCGACGACACACCGTTTGACCTGTCGATGCCGCATTCGGAACGTGCCGCGCAGGCAATCCGGGATGACATCACCTCCGAGTTGCAGGATGTCCGTTTC